TTGTCGACCCAGAATACACCTATATAGACCTCGAAGTCTTCTTTAAATATAATCCTAACTTAGCAACAGTAACAGCGTCTGGTCTTTCAACTTCAATAAGGAATACACTTGTGGCATATAACGATGATACATTAAAGAGTTTTGGTGGAGTATATAGAGATTCAAATGTCCTTAAAAAGATTGATGATACTAATATTGCTATCTTATCTAATATTACTCGCATTAAAATGACTAAAAAGATTACACCAGTGCTTAGTACAGCTACTAAATACGAACTTAAGTTTAATCAACCATTAACTGACTTAGATGCTACTACAGGTACTACTGGTTCTTATGTAACTTCAACTGTATTTACTTATGGTGGCGTTGATTGTAAACTTAAAGATTTTTATGATAGTTCAAGTGATACAAGAATTATTCAAATAGTTGATACTGGTAATTTAGTATATAATACAAATGTTGGTGATGTTAATGAAGAAGATGGTACAGTTACTTTAACTGCATTTAATCCAACTGCATTACCTACTGGTTCGACTACTATTGATGTTACGGTTAAACCAGCATCGTCTGATGTGTCACCTACAAGAAACGAATTATTAACAATTAATACCTCAACTGCAATAATAACAGGAGAAATAGATACTATGGCTACTGGTGGAACAACTGCTGGTATTGATTATACTACTGTGAGTAACTAATGTCAACTTTAGGCAAATATAATATATCTTCATATATAGATGATTTAATACCTGAACATATACAATCAACATATCCTGACCTTGTTGAATTTATTAAAGTATATGCTTTATATTTAGAACGTACTAATAAATCTGGATTTTATCTTAATGCACTTGATATCCAAAGAGATATTGACTTTATAGAAGAAAATCTTCTTACAGAACTCCAAAATGAAATTGGTATTGCGGTACCAAGAGATTTTGCGGCAGATCCAAGAACATTTTATAAAAGACTTATTGAGTTTTATAGAAGTAGAGGTACACCAGAATCTATTACATCATTCTTTAGAATGATATATGATGATGAAGTTGAAACATATTTTCCACTTGTAGATTTACTTGAACCATCAGATGGAGATTGGACAGACCAAGCAGCTGATATTCAAATAAATCATTCTGCATATACACCATGGAATATAATTACATTATCTGGCTCACAAGCAGATCCAACAATAATTAGTGGAAATAATGATGCAGCTCAATCAATATTTTTAGATGATGATGTGGTATTTGTTAATGATGTATATCAAACTTCGGGTACAGATTATACAGAAGAGGTATATTCAGAATCAAATATTACTAAATATAGATTAAATTTTACAACACAATTATCAAATGGTGATGTAATTAAAACATATCCTAAAGGATTATTTACAACTGCAAATGGTTTCTTATCAAATAAAAAATATATACAAGATTCTTATTATTATCAAAAATTCTCATATGTATTACGTACCGGTTCAAATGTATCTGAATGGAAAAATGCATTTACAAGATTAATTCATCCAGCTGGATTTATATTCTTTGGTGAAGTATCAATATTTATTGAATTACTTACTTCAACGAATGACCAAGTACAATATGGTTGGTTACCATCAGTTGGTAAAATTACTCTTAATATACCTTTAGAACAAATTGGACCAGCAGCATTCCATGAAATTGGTAGTTATATAGAGAAAACTTATACACATTACGCAAATGGTAGTTCAGAGAAGAAGAAAATTGGTATGCAGAATCATTGGGAGAATATGAAGTTCAGATATTTAGGTCCAAATTCAGATTTTGCTCATTATACGGTTCAAGATAGTATAAATAACAATATAGGTTTACAATTCGGAATGGGTGGAAATAATTCACTCGTAATAACAAACCCTTAAGGGTAAAATAAAGGAAAAGACATGGCAGCAATAATCACAAGTAAATTTAGATTGGATACAACTAATAAGTTTGTAGAAAGTCTTAGTGATAATCAATTCTATATGGCCTTGGGACGGCCTAATGCTTGGACACCTAGTGATACGGTTCCAGATACCCCATATGAAAATGACTATACATCACATACTTTATGGGAAAATATGTTTGCCATGAAGCGAGTTGATGATACAGATATTATTCATTGTTCACCAAGAAATCTATGGGTTTCTGGTACAACTTATGTAGAATATGATGATCAAGATACAAATATAGAAAGCAAAGTATATCACGTTATTTCAGATAACAATAATGTGTATATGTGTTTAAAAGCAGGAGCAGGTGCTTCTACTACTAACCCAGATGCTACTGGTGTTCAAACATCAGGTGTCATTAATCATTCAGGTTCAGATGGTTATATATGGAAATATATGTTTACAGTCCCAACCACTGACGTAACAAAGTTTTTAACATCATCATTTGTACCAACACGAAGAATAAAAGAAGCTCCGGGTGCTGGTGCAGATACAGCATTAACAAATCAATGGAGTGTACAAACTAATGCAGTTGATGGAGCCATATATAATATGAAGATAACTACTGCAGGAACAGGATATACATCAGCTCCAACATTAACTATTTCAGGTGATGGTTCATCAGCTACGGCTACAGCTACAGTATCTGGTGGAGCTATTACAGATATTACAATGACTGATGTTGGTTCAGGATATACTCACGCTACAGTTACAGTAACTGGTGGTGCAGGTTCAAATGGTGCAATAAGACCAGTTATTGGTCCAATTGGTGGATATGGTAAAGATCCAACTAATGATTTACGTTCACATTACATAACAATTAATACTACATTTACAGGTGATGAGTCAGGTAGTATTCCTGATTCAAATGATTTTAGACAAATATCAGTTATTAAGAATCCAATCGAAGAAGCTAATGATTCAGCAACACTTTCAACTGCAGGTTCTATGGTAGTTAATAACTTTTATGAAATTTTAACAATGGGTACATCTTCAGATGCACATTGGGCAACAGCTGGAGCATCAGCTGATCCTACGGTTGGAGAGGTATTTAAAGCTATTGCTACTACATCAAGTGGTTCAGGTACAATTGCTCAAGTTGCAGAAGCAAGTGCATATAATACATGTAAAAGCTTAACAATTCCTGCTTCATTATCTAGTACATATGTGGCTGATTTTGAATTTGAAGGTCATACAGGTGGTACAGTTGGTGCTAAAGGTATAGTTGTAGAATATAATAACACTACTGGTGTATTACACTATATACAAAACGAATCTACTGGTTTTGGTACATTTACTACATCACACTTAACTCGCGAAACAGGTTCAGCTGGTGCAGGTAATGCTATTTCAGCAGTAACAGCACCTTTAATTAATCATCATTCAGGTGAAATAATGTTTGTAGAGAATAGGACAGCAACAACTAGAGCAACCGACCAAGTAGAGACAGTAAGATTAGTAATCGCATTTTAATAGGGAAAAAACATGGCAATAGCATTTAACGTAGAACCATATTGGGACGATTTTGAAACCGCTGGTGCGGATGGTCTAAGTCCTAAAGAAAAATATCAAAGAATATTATTTAGACCTGGTAAAGCTGTACAAGCAAGAGAATTAACTCAATTACAAACATCACTACAACATCAATTATCATCTACTGGTGACCATATCTTTAAAGATGGTTCAGTTGTTGTGCCTGGTGGAGTTCACCTCCATAATAAAATTGATTATATAAAATTAAGTGCTGCTTTAACCGGTGTAGAAGCTTCTACAGTTACTGACTTAGTTGGTACTGAATTTACTGATGGTACTAATGTTGCTAAAGTTATTCATGCTGCTCTTGCTGATGGTGCAGATCCAATAACAATATGGGTACAATATATATCTGGTACTATATTTGCTGATGGAGCTTCATTAACAGCTACAGGTAAAACTGCTACTGTTTCAGCCTCTTCTGCTACAGGTTTTGGTTCAATTGTATCTATTGAAGATGGTATTTATTATATTAAGAAACACATGGTTACGGTTAAAGCCAAAACTATTGTATTATCTAAATATACACATAATGTATCATTCGATATTGGTTTACTTGTCACTGAAGCTCTTACTAGTTCAGGTACCGATGCATCATTAAATGATAATGCCACAGGCTCTCCTAATGAGTCTGCCCCAGGTGCACATCGTTATTCTATTACAGCAGTACTATCTACTCAAGCAGTTAATGCTAATTCAGGTAATTTTGTTCTTATAGCTCGATTAGAAGCTGGTATTATTACAAAAAATGCACGAACAGCAGATTATAATCACCTTGCAGATGAATTGGCTCGTAGAACATTTGATGAATCTGGTGATTATTACGTTAATCCATTTAAAGCACTTGTTAAAGCACATGCATCTGATTCTGCTAAATTAACTCTTGGTGTTGAGCCTTCAAAAGCTTATGTAAGAGGTTATGAAATACAAACCCTTGCAACAACAAATGTCAATTTCGATAAAGCAAGAACAATTGAAAGAGTCACAGATAAAGTTACAGAAATAAGTCATAATAATTATATTGAAGTTGATAATATGGTTGGTACACCTGACATTACTTCATTTGGTAGATTTAGTATACGTGATTCATCTAATGTAGTAATTGCTAATGTAAGAGCTCGTTCTATTGAACGTGTAAGTGGTAATGGTGGTGTAAATACAGATAGATATAGAATTCATATATTTGATTTTGTTCAAGTTCATGCATCATTAACAATTGCAGATGCAGATGATGTAATTAAATTAGATACTACTGCACCTGGTGCTGATTTTACAGCAGATATTGCACCTGATGGTACTAAATATAATCTTGGTCCAGACAGTTTAATATATAAATTACCGTATGATAGAATTAAGACATGTGATACTGATACAACTGGGTCTAATCCAGATTTTAATTATCGTTTTGAAACTAATCGTATAATTGCTGCTGATGGTGTAGTTAACGCTGGTTCAGTTTCATTTACTACAAGTGTTACTGGTGAAGTATTTGGTACTAAAGCAAATAATACAAATTGGATATTATTAAACGATGATGATGACCCAGCTGGCGGTGTTGAAGTTGATGTTAATGATATTTCTTATAATGGAGGTAGTACAACTGCTACTATAACAGGATTAGCTGCTATTAATGGTAAAAATGTAAGATTAATTGCTCCATTTATACGAACTGCAAATCATAAGACTAAAACATTAAGTGGCAATACAGATATCGCATTTACTACAAGTGATGATTTCACTGGTATTGGTATGTCTCTTCAAAAAGCTGATATACATGAATTAGTATCTGTTGTTGAAACTTCAGGATCGGTTGATGTTACTGAACACTTTGAATTAGATAATGGACAAAGAGATGATTATTATGACCTTGGTAGAGTTAAAATTAAAACTACATCAAATTATGATACATCTGTCACAGGACTTACAGCCAGATTTAAATACTTTACACATTCAGCAGGTGACTTTTTTACGGTTGATTCTTATCCTGCTGCGATAGATTATGTAGATATTCCTAAAGTATCTAATATAGAATTAAGATCTGCTGTTGATTTTAGACCACGTGTAAGTGATGCTGGTACTGCATTTCATACTACAGGGTCATCTTTAGCTGTTGCTCCTACAAGATATACACAATTTGAAACTGATATTCAATTTTATTTACCAAGAATAGATAAAGTTTATTTAGATTCTAAAGGTACATTTGGTGTATCGCCGGGTGTTCCAGCACGTTATCCATCTGCTCCTAATATTCCAACTGATGCAATGCATTTATATACATTAACTATTCCTGCATATACATTAAATCCAGGTGAAGTTACAGTTGATTTCATTGATAATCGTAGATACACAATGCGTGATATTGGTAAGATTGATAAACGAATTAATCAAGTAGAATATTATAGTGTACTTTCATTCTTAGAAGCTGAAGCGCAAAACAAACAAATTTTAGATGCATCAAATGCTCCAAGATGGAAATCTGGTTATTTAGTAGATGCATTTGCAAACACTCGTATGTCAAGATCAGATTCTCCAGAGTATAGAGCATCAGTTGACCTCAACAAACGTGTATTAAGACCTGCATTTGCTCAAGGTAATGCTGGATTATCACATGATGCATCATCTACTACAGTTAAAACCGGTGATTTAGTTACATTACCATATACATCTGCTGCAATTATAACACAAGGACAATATTCTGGACAAATTAATGTTAATCCTTATGATGTATTTAATTGGACTGGTTCAATGACACTTACACCTACCACTGATGAGTGGCGTGATATTGATAGGAGACCAGAAGTTGTTATTAATAATGATAATGAATTTGATGCTATGGTAGCAAATCTTCAGCCTCAAGTAGGTACAGTATGGGGTGAATGGACAACTAATTGGAGTGGAAATACTAGTTGGAGTCAACAAGGAAATTTTAATGTTCAAACTGAAACTGGTACAGGTACACGACAGGGTATTCAACAAACTATTGAAGTTCAAACATCTAGATTTAGTATTGGTGATAGAATAGTAGAAGTTAACTTTGTTCCATTTATGAGAACAAGACTCGTTGAATTTTCAGCAACTCGTATGAAACCTGCTACTACAGTATATGCATTCTTTGATGGTACATCTGTAGCAAATTATGTTAAAGAGGGGTCATATTCATATGATCCTCTTGTAGGTATTAATACAGTAACTGCTCATCCAGGTGGCGCAGGAGCATTAACAACTGATGCGAATGGTGCAGTATCTGGTACATTCTTAATACCTAATAACTCTACACTTAATTTCCCAACAGGTCAAAAAGAATTTAAGTTAACTCAATCATCTGTTAATGATGATGAAGTAACAGAAACATCATCTACAGCAAATTATACTGCTGCTGGACTAATTGAAACAAGAGAGAATGTTATTATTTCAACTAGAACTCCTGTAATTCAAAGGCTTTCAGTAGAAGATACAAGAGGTGATAGTAGAGAAGTAGGTAGGAACCGAATAAATTGGCATGACCCATTAGCTCAATCTATATTACTTGACCAATCTACATTTGTTACTTCAGTAGATCTTAACTTCACATCTAAAGATGATAATATCCCTGTAAATGTAAGTATACGTGAAATGGTAAATGGATTTCCAACCCAAACAATTATTCCATTCTCTGATATAACACTTAATCCTAGTTCAATTAGTACATCTGCTGCTACAACATTCACATTCCCATCACCAGTATTATTACAAGATGGTATTGAATATGCAATTGTTATTATGTCTAATTCAAATAAATATAACGTACGCTATGCTGAAATTGGTAAAGAAGACCAAAATGGTAATAGAATTTCACAACAACCATACGCAGGTGTATTATTTAAGTCACAAAATGCTTCAACATGGACAGCTGACCAAAATAAAGACTTAATGTTCACATTAAATAGAGCAGTATTTGATATTTCAACTACACGTAATTGTGTATTAAGAAATGCTACATTACCTTCTCGTGCATTAATAGAAAATCCATTAACAACTGTTGCTTCTGGTGCCTCTGCAGCTAACACATTTACAGTGGCTCATAGAGACCACGGAATGTCAGTAGGTGATAGTGTAACATTTGCTGGATTTGCAGATACTAATGGTTATGATGCAGATGAATTAAATATAACACATACTATTGTGAGTATAACAAGAGATAATTATACTTGTACAGTAGCTGGTGGTGGTCATACTGCAGCAATTACAGCTGGTAATGGTGGTGGTACAACTTGTGCAGCAACTCAACATTTAGCTTGGAATACAATACATCCAGTTATTCAACAAATTGTATTACCTGATACTACACAAACATGGACAATACAAGATACAGCTGAAACTCAAAATGCAACTATAGGAACAACCACAGAAGGAATTGTTGCTAATGAAGATTATACACCATTAGTTCCTAAAGCAATTAAAATTGCAACAAATGTAAATGGTACATCACATTCAGTACAACTTAATGGTACATTTACTTCAACCTCAAATTATTTATCACCAGTAATTGACATGGAAAGATGTTCATTAATTACTATTTCAAATAGAATTGATAATAATGCTGGTGGTGTAGCTGAAACAGATGCTACTAAGGGTTCTAACCTAGCTAAATATGTAACAAAGACTATTGAATTAAATGATACATCAGATGGAATTAAAATTTATGTAGATGTTAATCGTCCAAATGGTTCATTTGTTGATTTGTACTATAAAACTGGTAATACAGCAGGTACATTTGATGAAGAGTCATGGGTAGCAGCAACTCCAAGTACTAATAATGGACAAGTTGCTTATTCAGATGGATCTACATATGATGAGACACAATATACAATTACTCCTACGTCTGCATTTACAATATTAGCAGTTAAAATTGTAATGAGGTCTACTAGTACAAGTTATATTCCTAAATTGCAAGATTTAAGAGTTATAGCATTGAAAGCATAATGCATATACCAATTAAAGGATATACAAGTTTAGTTAGAGATACAAACTCAGGGGCTATTATAAATATGGGTAATGGTGGAGAAGAATATTCTGCTAATCGTGCAAGAATTAAAGCCGATGCGGAAAGATTAAATAAGGTAGAACAAGATGTATCAGAAATTAAAATGATGCTTCAAACATTAATAGAGAGATAATATGGCAAATACAGTAAACGTAACAACAGCAAATACCTTTGAAGAATGGAGAGTTAAGACCAATGAGGTTGGAACTGCTATAGGTGACTTAGATGAAGTAACTGTAAATGATATTGGTGCAACAACTATTGTTGCTGCTGTTAAGGCACACCAAGGTATTGTTGCTGGTAGTTTAGACACTACTGGTGGCACTATGACAGGTGATTTAAACTTTGGCGATAATGTTGATGCTAATTTTGGTACTGGTACAGATTTAAAAATAACACATGATGGTACAAATACTAGTTTAACAAACATAACTGGCCAATTTAGACTTGGTGGTAATGATTTAAGATTACAAACACAGAATCATAGTGAAGATTATATCCTTTGTGTTGATGGTGGTGCAGTTACTTTACATTATAATGATAATGCGAAAATTGCCACAACTGATACAGGTGTAGATGTCACAGGTGTTATCACAGCTGATGGCTTAGATGTAGATGATGACCATATAATTAAAATTGGTACAGGTGATGACTTACAGATATACCATGATGGTTCT